GCAGCGAGGAACGCTGGGCGGCCATCAGGGCGAAATACCCGCAGGAGGTAATTGATGCGGCGCGCGAACGGTATCAGCCGTGGTATCAGTTCGGCGAGGGGTACTCCACTGAGAACGAAAAATGGATCCAACAGTATATGGCCGACGAGCAGAACAGTGCGCGTGGGGCCAGTATCAACCCGTCTCAGGTTCTGCCTGCAGCCACACCTGGCGGGAACGGGGAGCCAGCACCAGCAGGACAGAGCGGGACCTCGTCACAACCGGTACCGCCGGTGATTCAACCCGCGCCGCCGGTGGACATTACCACGCAGTTGATTCTGGACAGTCAGGTGATAGCCGAGATCGTCAACCGCTACAACGTCCAGGACGGGAACCGTGGCACAGGAGGACCTAATTAATGGGCTGGGCTGAAAACCTGCAGAACGCCTCGTATAAGGGCGTTATTTTTGACGTCACAAAAACCCGTGAACAGAATGGCCGTGATCATGCCGAGTACACCTATCCTCACGTTGACGGTGGCGACCTGAAGGACCTCGGCCGTAAACCCCGCCAGTTCAGTCTGACTGCGATTTTGTGGGGGGATTCCTACGAATACAAGCTGCAGCAACTGACCGCCGCGCTGGACGAACCCGGTGGCGGTGAACTGATTCACCCGATTTACGGTTCTTTCCCGTCGGTTCTGGCGCTGGATTACACCGTGGACCATGATGCGGAGAACCCGGACAGTTGCACCGTCGAGCTGAGTTTTCTGGAGAACAGGACAGGAACGGCCCTGTTCTCCACTGCCCTTCCTGAAATGTTCGGCAGCTCGTTGTTCGACAAACTGGATGCGCTGACCAGCAAGGTCGCGGATTTTTTTGCCGCTGTTACGGCCCCTTTAAACACCGTTAACAGCCTGATTAAACGTGCGAGGATCGTCGAGTCCACGCTGATGAACACCCTGCTGACGTTTGATGATGACGTCTCGCACACCACGGCGCAACTGACTTCGCTTGCCGGAACGCCAGGCCAGTTTATTCAGGAACTGAGTGAGGTTCTGGAAATCCACACTGCCAATGTGGCCAGCGCCGTTCCCGCCCTCGCGGTATCAGTGGTTGAGACAGTCACCGGGCAGACCAGCAGCGAGGAGCCAGAGGTGGCCAGTTCGTCGACCGTTGCGGTCAACTGGAACCGGATTGTGTCCGATATGGACGAGCTGGTCACACTGCCGGAATCGTTTATCAGCGGTGATGTGACGCCGGAAATCCCGTACCCGACTGACGCGTCGCTGGCTGATGTGCAGGACGTCAGGGCGGCGTATGCAGTTGCGGCCGTCACGGAACTTGCCAGCGCCGCGACCGCTATCCTGTCCGATGACGACCAGTCGGCGCAACTGACGCCGGATAGTATTGAGCAACTGGTCGACGACGTCAGGACGCGTATCCAGTCGACAATTGACCTGTTACGGATCCGCTACGAGCCTGACCGCGAGCTGATAACTGAGACCTCATCGCCGGTCGGGATTGCCTGGCTGGATCTGGTGGAAGACCTGAAGACTGTGGCGCTCTCGCTCCAGGATTTGGGGCTGATGGTGCTGTCCCGCCGTCCTCCACTTATCCGCCGTCGCGTTGATGCCGACAGTTGCCTGTTGTTGCTGGCGCACCTGTGGTACGCCGACTACAGCCGTGTCAGCGAGCTGGTGCGGCTGAACCCGCAGATCAGCGAACCTAATCGCATTACCGCCGGGATGGTCCTGAATGCCTACGCAAAATGAAGACAAAGACAAAGAGAAAATCAGTCTGGTTATCAACGGGAAGGCGCACAGTGACTGGACCAGTTACAGCATTGACAGCGATTTCCTGAAACCCGCCGACGGCTGGCAACTGATGCTGGGTCTCCCGGATAAGGCCTTTCCGAAAGAGGTTGTCCGGGGAGCCGCCATTAAGCTGCAGGTCGGTGGCGAAACCGTACTCAGTGGCCGGATTGACAGTGTTGGCCGGGTCGTGTCACGCAATAACTATTCGCTGTCCCTGACCGGTCGTGATGATGCGGGGATCCTGGTTGACTGCGCCGCCCCCATTTTCAGCGCGAACCAGCTGACGCTGGATGAGGTTATCGAAAAAATAGTCCGGCCACTGGGGATACGTAATATCCGCATCCAGGCTGACAGTGCCCCGCGTAATGACAAGGTCACGATTGAGCCGGGAATGCGGGCGTGGGATGCACTCGCCAAAGCAGCAGCCGGTCGCGGTCTCTGGCCGTGGATGGATCCAGATGGCACGCTCGTAGTCGGTGGCCCGGATTATTCTGCTGAGCCGGTGGCGACACTGGTCCTCAAAAACGACGGGAAAGGGAACAACGTGCTGGAGCTGGAAGACAGGCGGTCAATTAACGGTTGTTTCTCAGAGCTGACTGCGCTGGCGCAGGGACACGCCAGAACAGCGGACAGTAAAAGCAAGAGCACCGCGCCGCTGCCACTGGATATCTGGAACGATGACGGCAGCGTTAAATTGCTGGCCAGTGATTCCGGTCAGGACCAGAACGGCACCACCGGCACTAATGATATGAGCACAAAAGTGACCGACCCCACCGTGGATTATTACCGCCCGCAGATAATTACTATCGGGGATACGAACAATCAGGAACAGGTCGACTACCGGGCTAAAAAAGAGATGAGCGACGCACGTCTGAGCGGGCTGGATATCTCTGCAAAAGTCCCGGGGCACAGAACGGCTGACGGTGTGCTGTGGGAGCCGGGTCAGCGGGTACGTATCATCAGTGAGCCCCACGGGTTTGATGAGATTTTTTTTCTGATGGGACGACAGTTCACCGGTGGACGACAGGGGCAACAGACCAGCCTCAGGTTTAAAGAGGATGAGGTCTGGATACCTGACGCGTTCCCGCGTGACCGCAAGCGCCGCCACCGCCGTGGCGGGAAGAAGAAGCGCAAGAACGATGTGGCCATCGTCAGGGTGTGATCATGTGGAATAAAGTTAATCAGCGCATCAGGGAGGCCGGTCAGGGGATACGACAGGCGTTCCGCGCGGTACTCACGGCGACTAACAGCGCAACAAAAGTTCAGTTGCTGCAGCTCGTGGGGCTAAAAAATGAGGGGCTGGACGGTGCGGAGTATTTTCAGCACTACGGGTTTACGTCTAACCCGCTGCCCGGTTCAATGGGGATCGTCATTCCACTGAACGGGAGTACGTCACACTCGGTGATCATCGCGACAGAGCACGGGACCTACCGGCTGAAGGCACTGAAGCCCGGAGAGGTGGCGCTGTACACTGACGAAGGGGCCAGTGTCGTGATGAAACGCGGTCGGATCATCGAGACAACCTGCGATGAGTATATTGTTAACTGCAAGACCTATACGGTTGTGGCTGAACAGAGTGCTGATTTTACCACGCCACAACTGACCGCCAGCGCCCAGGTCATCGCACAGGGTAAAATTACCGGCAATGGCGGGATGGCGATTAAGGGCGGTGGTGAAGGCGGCTATACCGCGACCTTCGAGGGCGGTGTTAATCATACCGGCGGGACATTTGATTCCGTTGACGTCACGATTAACGGCGTTAAAATCGGTCCTCATATCCATAACACACCAGACGGCCCGTCTGGTCCGCCAATAAATGGCTGATCGCTGAACCTCCTCAGCCGCTCACCAGTGGTCCACGCTGCCACACTGGCAGCATGGACCAGAATATCTCTCCCGTAACCGGCGACTATACCAACAGCCGGATTTACTCACTACAGAACGCGGTTTACCTGCGCCTTGAAACCCCGCTGGGCAGTTACTGGGCCGACCCGTTGATGGGGTCCCGGCTCCACGAGCTGAAGCGGGAAAAGGACGTCAGTCGCGTTTACGTTCTGGCCAGACAATACACCGAACAGGCACTCCAGCCGCTACTCGATGACGGGCGGGCACAGACCATCACCGTTGATACTCAGCGCTGGAAGACCGGCTGGCTGTATCTGTTGGTCACTGTCACAGATGCCGCCGGCAACCCGCATAAATTCAAACACCCAGTGAGGATCCGTTAATGACGTTCCCGGTTCCGACCGTAGCAGACAGCACCGCCCGTCAGTTGCGTGATATTCAGAACGCACTACCCGACGAGAATATTGATACCGGCACGGACAGTGATTACGGTGTCCGGGCTAATGCTGTATCAGGTGTGGCCGATGGCCTGTACGCATACCAGGGGTGGATTGTCCGCCAGATATTTGCGGACAGCGCTGATACTGAATTCCTCGAACTGCACGCCGGAACCCGCAACGTCCGGCGCAAACAGGCCACGGCCTCATCCGGTACTGCAGGTGTTACCGGAACTGCAAACAGCATCCTCCCCGTCGGCGCGCAAATCAGGGCTGAAGGCGTCAGTGTTGCCACGACTGAAGAGGCGACCATAGGTGCGGACGGTACCGCCGTCGTCACCGTTGAAAGCACCTCCACCGGTGCGGCCACGAATACAACGGTCATCACTGCCGGGACGCTGGTCAGCCCGCCGGAAGGTATCAACAGCGCCGTGACGATCAGTCTGCTGACAGGTGGTACTGAGCAGGAACTGGATTCCAGCCTGCTGGCCAGATACCTGGACATTCTGCGCCGGCCACCAGCGGGCGGGAATAAACACGATTTCAAACGCTGGGCGCTGGAGGTTGACGGTGTCACGTCAGCCTATGTTGAACCGCTCCGGCGCGGGCTGGGGACCGTTGATGTGGCCATCACGTCAAATAACGATCTGGCCCCACAGGAATTGATAGATACCGTTCAGGCGTACATTGACAACATTCGGCCGGTTACAGCCAAAAATACGCTGGTATTAACTCCCACTGAAAAGATTGTCGATTTCGTGGTTCAGATTAAAACCAGCGCCCTGACCATTGCCGATATTAAACCTGAGATCCAGTCAGTCATTACGGATTTTCTGAACCGTATTGAGCCCGGGCAGGAACTGACAATTTCTCAACTGGAAACTCAAATCAGCCTGATATCGGGTGTGGTGGACAGGAAAATCATTTCACCGGCAGCCAACGTACAGGCAATTATTGATGCAACGACGTGGGAATGGTTACGGGTCGGGAATATCGACGTGGAGCCGCTGGCATGAACACCCTCAATCTGCTCAGGGCGCTACTCCCGCCGGTCAGTTATGACCCGAACGGGAAATACCTCTCCGCTGAGCTGCAGGCTGAGGCCAATTTGTTTGATGAGGTTAAAGCCTCTGCCGCCCGTGCGCTGGGATCCGTTACACCGTTCTACGCCACCGTGACCCTGTCAGACTGGGAACGTATCTATGAGATCACACCACGGGAAGGCGCGACGCAGCAGGAACGCCTGCAAAAAGTCCTGTTCAGGATGGCGCAGACAGGCGGGCTGTCCATCCCTTATTTCATAAACCTTGCCGCCGTGCTGGGTTACAAAATCACTATCACTGAACCGCGTTCGTTCCAGGCTGGTATCAGCAGGAGCGGGGAGCGTCTTTATATTGATGACGTTCGCTGGGTCTGGCAGGTCAATATTATTGGCTCTGAGACTCCACGTTACCGGTTCAGAGCCGGAGCGTCAGCGGCAGGAGATCCGTTGCTGACGTACGGTGAGCCACTGGTTGAGGCGGCGTTCGTGGATTTGAAGCCCGCGTATACCTATTGTTATTTCACGTATGAGGATGACGACGAATGAAACCGTTGATGCCACCTATTGGGACTGCTGACAATTTATTTATCGACGGGGATCCTTCTCAGGGTACCGACGGGACAATTGTAACCGCCACCTGGCTTAATAACGTTCAGGGGTCAACCCGGGATGTGCAGCAGGAATTGATTAGTATCCTGACCGCTGCAGGTCTTCAGCCAGACGACGACAACCTGCAGCTGTTGACAGCATTAAAAGCTCTCATGCTTAGCCGAAAAAATCCGTTTGCGGATATCGCTGCTGACGGCGCAGCTGCGAGAGCGACTGCTCTTGCAAACCTTCAATTAGGAGAAGCGGCAAAACGGGCTGTTGGGACTGGCGTTAATCAGATACCTGATATGGGAAGTTTTGCATCTGGCACCGGTACAAATTCGGTGTGGTTTAAATTTCCGAACGGCATGATTGTTCAGGCTGGTTACGTGGTTACCTCGGCGTCTGCGGCAGTGACCGTCACGTTCCCGACTGCGTTTCTGACCAGCCCGACCAGCGGAGGGGTTGCCTATTCGTTAACCCCGACAACGGCGGGAAATATTATCGCCTGCGCTACCGGCTCGACACTGACCGTTATTAGCGGCGTGCGAACGTTCAACACGTCAGGTGCTCAACAGGCGAACGGTGTATTTTGGATAGCGGTAGGGAACTAATATGAGCCAGATATATTATTTTTCAGCCACAAATAACGGGTTTTATGCTCAAAGCCTGAAAGACTCTGTTTACTCTCCCGCTGGGGAGTGGCCCGCTGATGCGGTCGAGTTGAGCGAGGATGATTTTAAAGTCTACAGCGGACAAGCGCCTGAAGGGAAAATTTTGGGCTCGGCAGCAGGCGGCATTCCAGCCTGGGTTGATATTCCTCCACCAACACCGGAAGAGGCTATCGCGGCAGTTGAGCAGAAAAAAACGGAATTACTGGCGACAGCACAGTCCACAATCATTAACTGGCAGAGCAAATTACTGCTGGGAATTATTACTGACGATGAAAAGGCCAGCCTGATAGCATGGCTGGCCTACATTGACGCTCTGAATGCTGTTGATACAACCAAACCTGACTGGCCTACACCTCCGGGGGAACAGGCCAGCTAATATCCGGTGCGCTGGAGGTGTCGATAGCCTCCAGCGCGTCCAGATAATCCAGCCACAGATTGTACTGCGCCAGTTCGTCACCGCTCAGTCGCCCAATCGCGGCTTTACCGGGCCACTGCTTGTTATTGATATACGTGTTAGCCGCCTGAATCAGTTCTTCTTTCGTGATAGTGGCTTCCTGAATCAACTGCTCTTTGGTCTTTTCCGGCTCTGGTGGCGGTGTAAACGTCGAGCCGTCGTAACTCCAGCCAACGCCAGCTACAGCGCCATCCGTGATAGCAATCAGCTCGCCATCGAGCCCATCGACAAATCCGTTATCCTCACCGTCCCACACGATAACGTTAGTCACCTGGCCGCTTTTAACTACTGCATACTCGCCCATTACGCGTACTCCTGAACAATAACGATACCATCACCACCGCGACCACCGGCATAAGCCACGTCTGCAGCGTTGTTACCACCGCTTTTCGCGCCGCTTCCGCCCGCGCCAAACGACTTGGCATCGTTTCCAGCTCCGGCTGAGGTGTGGGATCCGCCACCGTCACCAAATACTGACCGACCGCCCATTCCTGCTGCGGCTCCTGCCAGNNGTTCATTCGAACCGCGTAAATAAACGACCCGGCATAACCGCTTGATGTGATGTTCGCACCAGTCACTGTAGGGGCTACGGCGCCAGAGATACCCGTCATATTTACTACCGAACCAGATCCCATCACTCCTCCACCCAGGCCGCCGTCAGCGGACATAAGATTACCAAACGAGGTTGTTCCCCCCTGACCACCTATAGCACCAACACCAGGTGTTCCCCCAGCTCCGATAGTGACTGCGTAACTCTCAGCCTGGTTGTCAATTACTGATTTCCCATAGCATCCCTCCGAACCACCGCCACCAAGGCTGCAGTTTCCGGCTGTCGCAGCCTGGCTTCCGCCTCCAGCACCACCACCGCCGATAACCTCAACGACCATTATTTTCGTGCCAGGCGTCGGGACATACGTACCACTAGTTTTTATTACCTGGTAACCAATCAAACGCCCGACAAAACCGTTTGTTACTAAACCAACATTTCCGATAATGATCATTTATTGATCAAATGGCATTATTACCGCTTTTAAAAGGGATTTAAAAAGTGCTTATAGGCTATGTCCGCGTATCAACAAATGACCAAAATACTGCGCTCCAGCGTAATGCTCTGGTGTGCGCAGGATGTGAGCAGATTTTTGAGGACAAAATTAGCGGGAAAACCGCTGAGAGACCGGGATTAAAGAAACTGATGAGAGCCCTGTCGGCTGGCGATACGTTAGTCGTCTGGAAGCTGGATCGGCTCGGAAGAAGTATGCGGCATCTCGTCACGCTGGTTGAGGAACTACGATCGCGAAATGTCAATTTCCGCAGCCTCACAGACAGTATTGATACCTCATCCCCGATGGGACGCTTCTTCTTCCACGTCATGGGCGCACTGGCTGAAATGGAAAGGGAATTGATTATCGAACGTACCAGAGCCGGGTTAGCAGCTGCACGTGCTGAAGGGCGAATCGGAGGACGACGCCCTAAGCTATCGCCTGAGCAGTGGGCGCAGGCTGGACGGTTGTTAGCGGCAGGTGAATCTCGACAGCGCGTCGCTATTATTTATGATGTTGGGGTGTCGACGTTGTATAAGAAATTCCCGGCAACTGCTGGTTAACTGTAACGGGCATAAATTCAGAGGAGAATCACGATGGATTTTGATGAGGAAAAGATGGAGGTCTATCACGATGTCTGTTGGGTGATTGGGCGTGCCGTCGTCATGCTAAAACAAACAGACCAGCCGGTAACTGTGAACAGTATTAACCTGATGCTGCAGGCGCATTCTGACCAGAATGACGATGAGTATCTGTCAAAAATTTATTCAACGGCAAAAAAAGTGATGGAGTAAATCCATAGCTACAATCAATTCTGGACTGTCCAAAATCTCGAATTTTTGACCGCTGCGGCAGTCCAAAATTGATTTTAAAACAGTCCAGGAAATTTCGCCGCGCTACATCGGGTATGGAAATCCGGACTGGTGATGAAAACGGCCCCGGGACCGCTGTCCGCCTTACCACGTTCATGCACGATGCGGGCGGCAGGCTGATCCGTCTGCTGACCGAGCAGGGGACGGCAGGTGAGGTGAGTTATCAGTGGGATATCCTGAATAATATCACTGAGACCGTCATGCCGGACGGGCAGCGCCTGAGCTGGCTGTATTATGGTGCCGGACATGTATCAGCCATCCGCTGCGACGGACACACCATCAGCGAGTTTGAGCGTGACGCCCTGCATCGGGAAGTGAACCGGACTCAGGGCGTGCTGACACAATACCGTGAGTATGATGTGACGGGACGCCGTGTGTGGCAGTCGGCCAGTCGCCAACAGACTGCACCCGGCACCCCGATGCCGGGAGATATCTGGCGGCGTTTCACGTACGGGCAGAGCGGGGAACTGACCGCCACCTCCGATTTTATCCGTGGTAATCAGTATTACGGTTACGACGCGGAAG